ATGGTCGATCCGGCATTGAAAGTCTGGGACGAAACCACATCCGCCGAAATCGTCATGCCTGCATCGCCTTATGTTGCCGGATTGTTTGCCAGAACCGACAAGGAATATGGCTTCTGGGCGTCGCCATCGAACAAGGAGTTCTTGAGCGTGATCGGCACCGCGCGCCCGGTTGAATTCCTGGATGGCGACGATACCTGCCGCGCCAATCTATTGAACAACGCGCACATCACAACCATCATCCGCGATGGCGGCTACCGCTTGTGGGGTAACCGCACATTGTCGAGCGATGCCAAATGGGGATTTGTGACGCGCGTGCGTACACTCGATATCGTCATGGATGCGATTCTCTTCGGGCACAAATGGGCGGTGGACCGCTCCATCACCAAAACCTACGTGAAAGACGTGACCGAAGGGCTGCAAGCCTTCATGCGCGACCTGAAAGCACTGGGCGCGATCATCAATTTCGAGGTGTACCCGGATCCGGAACTGAATACGGTCAGCCAGTTGGAACAGGACCGCGTGTACTGGAATATTCGATTTACTGATGTTCCACCGGCTGAAAATCCACAATTCCGCGTTGAAGTGACCAATCAATGGATCACCGAAGTGCTGGATATCAATAACTAGAACGGAGCCTGAGAAATGATCCCACAAACGTTAGTGAATATGAACCTGTTCGTCGACGGCAAAGGTTTTGCAGGGCAGGTTACCTCGGTCACGCTGCCGAAACTGAAACGCAAAACCGATGAGAACCGCGCCGGCGGCATGGACGGGCCGGTCAAGATCGGCATGGGCATGGAAGCGATGGAGGCCAGCTTCTCATTGAGCGGCATGTCGACCGATGCGTTGGCGTTTTTCGGCATCGCCGACGATACCGCATTCAACGGTAATTTCCGTGGCGCCTTCAAGGATCAGAAAGGCGCTATCGTTCCGGTTATCGCTACCTTCCGCGGCATGCTGGAAGAAATCGACATGGGCGATTGGAAACCAGGCGAAAAAGCCGAAACCAAGTACAGCATTGCGCCCAGCTATTACAAGCTGGAGGTCAGCGGTCAGGTGATTTATGAGTTGGATTATTTGAACAACATTCGCGTGATTAACGGCAAGGATGAAGCCGCCGAAGAACGCGCTGCAATTGGCATGTAAGTGGAGGAAACATGAGCGAAGCTGAAGAAAACAAACCGGTCATCACAATGACGGAAACCGTCAAATTGAGTATTCCGATACAGATTAACGGTGTCACCACGGACCGGCTGGTGATGCGTCGCCCTAAACTGAAGGATTTTCGCAATGCCAGCAAAATGGCTGGAAAAGATCAGGAAGAACAGGAAATCCGGCTGTTTTGCATACTGACCGATTGCGCACCATCTGATTTGGAGGAACTGGATTACGCCGATTACGGCAAACTCCAGAACGCATTTCAGCACATGGTTAAAGGCTGAAACAGGAATCGGCGGAATACCGCATGAAAAGGATTTATGGGACTGCATGGCAAGAGTTGCCAGAACATACCATTTCCAGCCGTCGGAAATAGATGAATTGGAACTGCCCGAATTTATCGAGTGGTTGAAGCGCTGTTGAAACTATTTTGCGGATTGATTGAACATGGCATTCGGTAACAATATCAGCTTAGGAATGATCATCGGCGGCGCCGTTGCGGCAAGTTTCAGCAGCGCGATCGGTTCCGCCACGTCGAAGATCGGCTATTTCAAGAAACAAGCCGAATCGGCGCGCGGTTTCAAGTCGATGATCGGCGACACGATTCGCCTGCGCGAGGAATTGAACAAGGCTGCCGGTACCGATGCGTTTGCCAAGATCAAGGAAAAGCACGACAAGAGCATTGAAAACCTTAAGAAACATGGAATCAACGTAAAAGACCTGCAACGCGAATACGATCAGCTGGGGAAAACGGTAAAAGGCTTGGAGATGGTGGATGCCGGGAATGCAAAAATCGGCGACGCGATGCAGAATATCAAGCGCTCTGGCCAAGCCATTGCCGGTGTCGTGGCGGCAACCGTGGTTCCCGCACTGGCTTCAGCGAGCTTTGAATCAATCGTGCGTGATATCGCCATCAAAGGCGGCATTGCCCGCACGGTGAAAGAACAGGCGTTATCCGAAGGTATTCTGAAAGATGCACAGGATAGCGGCATGAGTCACGGCGAACTGGCGCAAGCGGTCAATACGCTCGTTGCCGGTGGTATGGCAGTGGAAGAAGCCGCCAGCCTGGCCAAAACGATGGCGCGATTCAGTATCAGCCAGAACGCGCAATCCGAAGACGTTGCCAAGATGATTCTGGCATTGCGGCAAGCGGGCATTTCAGATCCCGCTTTGATGGAAAAATCGCTCGGTAAAGTAGCGGTTGCCGGTGATCTGGGCAGCTTCGAATCGAAAGACATGGCCAAGCATTTTGCCAGCCTGATGCCGCAAATGACGATGTTCGGTTTCTTGGGCGAACGCGGCACGGCTGAGTTGGCCAATATGCTGCAAACGCAAATGAAAGCGGCCGGCAGTACCGATGAAGCGGCGAATAACCTGGCCAATTTGTTCAGCAAAATCACGTCCGAGGACACTAGATCCAAGTTCGAGAAGAAAGGCTTCAGCCTGCAAAACTCGATGGAACTGGCGATCTCTCAGGGACTCGACCCGGTCACTGCGTTTTTGAAACTGGTTCAAAAAATGTCGAGCCAGTCAGATCCGGCAAAAGCGGCGCAAATGGCCGATCTGCAAAAACAAATAGCCGATGCGCAGGACCCGGCAGCGGCGCAAAAAATGCTTGATGGCTATCTTGAAATGGCCGGTTTGTCGGAATTCATCTCCGACCGGCAGGCAAAGCAAGCCGCTCTGGCCGTGCTGCAAAACCAGAAACTGCATGAAAGCAATTTGAGCCTGATTCAGGCAGCGGACGGCGAAGCCAAGATCGAAAAGGATTTAGCCGACCGCCGCGCGGCATCGGCGCGGAAATGGAGCGAAGCGGGCAATGCATTCAACCGAGTAATGATTCGCGTGGGTGATGCGCTATCGCCGGTCACCGATTGGTTCGCCGATCAAATCATACGCATCGGCGGCGCAATCGAAGAGCTCGCCAAGGAATCACCACAAGCCGTGCAAGCCCTGACCTTCGCGGCTGCGGCATTTGCGGCGATCGGCGCCGTGGTTGGTGTCGTCAAGTTATTATTGGGTGGTCTCAAGGTTCTGCAAGGTTTGCTGACGCTGGTGGGCGGCGGGAAAATTCCCGGCGGTATCGGCGATAAGCTTAATCTTCCCGGTAGCGGTAAAACTTCCATTTTCGGCGGGCTTGGTAAAGCCGCCGGATCGATGCTTGGATCAGTGGCCGGTAAATTTTCTGGCGGGTCAATTGGTATGGGTATCGCTGCTCTGCAAGCGGGTTATTCGATCGGGGAAGTTATTGCGCCGCTGATCGATAAGGGTCTGTCAAAAATGACCGGTGAAAACACCACGCTGGGCGGCTGGCTGTACGACAAGATGCACCCGGAACAAGCCGCTGCGGCTAAGGCGATGACCGCGCCAGCGACGCAGAATAATACTTTTTCACCGACAATTCAGGTGACCGTGCAAGGCGATGTTAAAGACCCGGATCATCTGGTTAACGAAATTATGCGGCATTTGGAACAAAAGCAAGCGCGAAGCGCAAACGGTGCGATGTTCGATGCTGCATACGCGCAATAGATCGCTAGGATTCCTGCATGTTCAATGATCTGATCGATACGGCGGCAACCCGTTGTAGCGTTGCCTGCGAGCAAACCAGGCGCATGCAGGGAATCGTCACGCGCAGCGCTACTACGGGCAGCACGGCGGCTCAGAATCTTATCCTGCTTGTTGACTCATTAAGCCGGATTGAAAGCGCCGGTACTGTCAACATGCAGGCGGCAGGGCAGGCGCTCGCGCAGGCAAATAGTATATTGGCTAGCGGTGTTTTGGGGGTTGATGCAGCTACAGCAGCGCGCAGTTTAAGCAGCATCGGCAATTCCATTTCATTGGCACGCACGCTGGGTAATCGCATTATGCAAGGCGTGACCGGTATTTCCGGCGGCGATCCGCTGAGCATCATTAATGGTGTTGGTGGCGGGATAAATGATTCTATTTCTGCAGTTGACGCAATATTCACTGGCGTGCAGAAATCTTTCAATGCGGCATTCGGTCAGGGTGCATCCGGATTGGAAAATATCGAACTGACCACGTTATCGCCAAGTGATTTGATGAGCGGGTTTCGCGGCGGGCTACCGGATGCCGGTGCGGCTCACGCGCACTTGCTGGTGCTGACCTCGCAAGGTGGAGAAAGTTATTACTTTAACCTATCCACGGCTGGGTATGACACCTTGCGGCGGCAAACGAATTATAACGTTTCTGCGCAAAGCCGCCTTACCCGTAGTGATGCGCTGCAAGCGGTATCCAGGGGCGGGGAGACCATGTCGATCAGCGGTGCCATTTTCACCAAGAAATCTGGCGCCGGACAACTGGATCGATTGCGCAGCATAGGCTATGCAATGACTCCGGTTAATCTGACCACCGGTTACGGCGAAACGCTCGGGCAATGGTACCTGACCCGCATTGAGGAAGAACAAAGCAACTTGTTTACCGACGGTATGCCGCGCAAGCAACAATTCACATTAGAGTTCCAGCGTTATGGCGAAGACTATCAGAACATCTGACGGCGACCGGCTGGATACGCTGTGCTACCGGCATTACGGCAGCCTGAACGGCACCGTGGAAGCGGTTATCCACGCGAATCCCGGTTTGGCCAAAGTGGTTCAGCCGTTTGCATCGGGCGTGATTATCCGTTTGCCGAATCTGCCGGCGCAAACCAAAAAACAAATTCAGTTGTGGAGCTGACGATTGAAACCGGATTTTAAGGTCATCGCCGATAATCAGGACATCACCGACCTGTTGCGTGACCGGTTGCTGTCATTGCGCACAACCGACAAGCCCGGGCTGGAATCGGATGATTGCGAAATCGTGATCGATGACCGTGACGGCGCTGTCGCCTTCCCGAAAAAGGGCGCGACGCTTGAAATTAGCCTGGGCTACGAAGGCGACGGGCAACTGTCGTTCATAGGCCGCTACACGGTCGATGAAATAGAAATCAACGGTCCGCCGCAGAGCATGATGATCCGCGCCAAACCGGCGGATATGGTTGCATCGCTCAAGGAGCAAAAGCGCCGCTCGTGGGAAAACACCACGCTGGATGCGATTGTTGGTGATATTGCCCGGGATAATGCGTTGCAGCCGTTCTGCCCGTTGAATCCGGCCATTGCCCGCGCCGATCAGATTAATGAATCCGACGTGCATTTCATCACCCGCATGGCACGCCAGTACGGTGCAACGGCTACCGTAAAGGACGGCAAGCTGATTGTAATCACGCGCGGGGAAGGCAAAAGCGGCAGCGGAATTGAACTGCCGACAATTGCGCTGCATCGTGACGATATCGCTAGCTATTCACTGTCGTTTCCTGATCGGGCGCTATACAGCGAAGTGCGCGCGAGCTATCAGAATCGCGCAACCGGGCAACTGCAAACCATCGTCTTGACGAACGAAACGGCGCCGGGCACCGCGCATGCGCCTAAGCACACCGACCGGCATATCCACCCCACAGCAGCGGAAGCTCAGGCCGCAGCCCAAAGCCGCAAGGCCGCGCTGAACCGTGCCACGATGAGCGGCCGTATCGAATTGATGAAAGGACGCGCCGATGTGGGTGCGGAAAAGTGGCTGGAACTGACCGGCATCAAGGACGAAGCCGATGGAACTTACTTAATCGAATCGGTTGAACAGAATTTCACCCGTAGCGCATGGATCACCACGCTCCGCATCAACGCCGGAAACGAAGGCAAAAGCGCCATTGGCCGTGGCAATGCCAAGAAAAAGGAACTGAAAGTTTTGAAAATAGAATGACCAGGAACTGAACTGAATTTATCAACCAAAGCCGCGATAAAACGCGGCTTTTTTATTTTTGGAGACGGAAATGCTGAAGGAAATCAGAACGCAACTTGAAAATGACTTGGCCAAAATTCACGAAGCTGTAAAAACCAGCAGCGTGAACGAAGTGCAGGAGCGTGTTATGGACGCGATCGTGCAAGCCAAGAAAAATGCGGATAAAAGTTTTCAACAACTGGAAATAGCTAATGCGCAGGCGGATGAAGTTGTCGATCCGCATATTGAAAAAATTCTGCGCAGCAGATGGACGGCATTGATCACCGGCGCTGTGGTGCTGGGCAGCTTTATCTTGGGCCTGATTGTTGGTGCCAACATCTGAGCCTGGTATTGCGGGCTGATTATTAATTAACAAATCAGAGGTGCTAGATGAGCGACAAAGACCCAGGCGGCGGATGCCCGTATTTAACAGAAGAGCAAGTTGAGGAGATCGCCGAAAGAGCTGCTGAAAGGGCGCTAAACAAAATGGCGGATCAGGTATACCGGGAGGTTGGAAAGGGCGTGGTCAGTAAAGCGCTTTGGTTGATTGGCGTTGTCGCTGTGGGACTGGCGATGTGGCTCAAATCGAAAGGTTTTATCGATCTATAGGATGGGAATATGGAAGGACTCTATATCAAAGGCACACCGGATATTGTACCGCTGAGCATTTCCGGTAGTGCTGCTCAAACATCTCATCTGCCTGCCGGTTCATACAAAGTTTATGCAACCGAGCTGTGTTTCATCAAGATTGATCAAGGCGATCTCAGCAGCCTGACGCCAACGACTGCCAAAGACATAATCCCCAAAAAAACCGTATGGCTGTATGACGTTGCCGAAAACGACAGAATCGCCATCGTAGGCAATCCAGGCTCAACAGGAACGGTCTATATCTATAAGGTGTGGAGGTAATGATGTTCGGAGTAAGCGTTCCGTCAGATGTTGATGAAGAAACAAAAGCGCTGGGTATCCCACGAATGAACATGACAGGCGGTTTTTCTGATTATTTAATAGACAAGGATGGAAATAAGCTGGCCAGCAAGTTTATTTCAGGCCCGTTCTACGACATTCCTTCCGCCAAGGATCACCCCGGCCTGATTTATAGACCAACCGACGCAGGTATTGGCGGCAATGTGTTATTTGCTGACGGCACCAGATGGCGGGCGGTAGGTGGCGCTATTAACGTGCTGCTCAAATACAACGTTGCGCCAACGCGCAGCGCCACTCCGGTATCGGTGGCCAAGTTTGTTCTTCCTTACTCTCCAATTGAGGGGTCGCTGTGGCAGGATGGCGACTTGATGGAGTTCACCTCAGTTATAGAGCGGACATCAACGGATGCTGGTGATAACACTAAAACCATTTACCGGGATGTGCATATTGGCAGTAATGCCACGATGGCGAATAACGATCCTATCGCAAGCACAACAACAGCCGCCGCTAACGATGGCATTCCGGAATTGATGCTGCGGTTCAGGAGGATCGATTCTACTACTATTCAGCATTTGGGTATCAGAGTGAATGCCTTCGATAACTGGGGCGGCCCGAGTACGAATAATCCACACTCAGCATATGGAATAAGTAATTTTGAAAATATGGATAGAGCCAATATGAATGTTGATTTTGGCCTTCACTTCTCAGCTGCGCCAACGGTTGATGCTGCGCGACTTTATTTTGTTTTTGCAAGATTAGTTACTTGCGGCCCAGGAGCGTGATATGACAATTGATAATGCAACGATAAGCGTAGTTAAAACTATTAACCCTCCAATACCGGCATCCACCCAGCTCTTCGCGTCTAATTTCAAAGTTAGCATATCGGCTTTTGCAACAGGAGGAAGAGCTTCATTCTCTGGTACTGATACGGATACTGGTTATGTTTGGCCATTTTCAGGCGGAGGCAGTAATCAGGCGCTTAAATCTGTCCTTTCCGATTGCTTGTTAATTAATAATTATGTTTCAGGTGGCATTACTGCGGCAAATGCTGGCAGTTACGGGCGTGCGACCATCAGGGATGCCGTCGGAGCGCCCGGCGAAAAGGAGCTGTTTCTGGAACTTCTTGATTCCGGCGCTATAGATCGAGTTGATCATACAAACCAACCATTCGGAGCGCAATTAGACCTAGAATTTTCCCGCATTCAAGATGGCATGTCGCCGCTTCCTCCCGATTTTAATGATTTATATGTTAGCCATTACTTTAAGTTCCCGGCATCTATCGCTACCGATCTTGCTGTCGGAGGGTATACCACCATTTTTGACATTAAGTCGGGTGGCTACACTAATCTGTATAACGGCGATAACAGGATAACTGTAGGATTAATAAAAGGGGCTGACGGGAATCTGTACACTCGTACAGACGGTGACCGGAATGCAAATGGAAGCGTAATAGCCACGTCTCCGGATGGAATATTGCCTTGGGTTTACGACGGCACATTTTCTTACTGGCGCGAAACTTTCAAATCTTTCCCGATTACGCTTGATGCGTGGCATAAATTTGAAATTTACATACACCGCGATGCAAAAAATGGGATCTGCCTAGTTTCTATAGACGATACCATCGTGTGCTATCACGTAGGCAGAACATTAGGGGAGTTTGGGTTGCCGTGGGGAAGGATATTCCCTTTTCTGATTTACGGAAATCACGGGCCGGGCAAAGGATCGGTGCGGCGTTTAAGGGTTCACGATTACCCTCCCAATGGATCAGCATTGCAATTGCCAGCTGCTTCCTTGCTGTACAGGTACGGATAAGTAATCTCATTGAAAGAAACCGCTTCGGCGGTTTCTTTGTTTTATAGGAGTCTGAAAATTATGGCTGGATACGCAACACTTGCCCGTTACGCCTTATGGGCTGCATTAATTATCGCTTGTACCTGGTTTGTCTGGCACATGGCATCAACCATCCACGACAACATTTTTAACGACGGCCGTGCGGCTGAACGAGCGGAATGGCTAGAAAAAGATAAAGATCGCATAGAGGAACAGGCAAAGGCACTTGGTGAGGCAATGGATCGCGTTGCCAAACAGAATGAAAGAAACATAACCAAAACAATGGAGGTGGTCGATGAACGAGACAAAGCACTTGCGAAACTTAAGAATGATATGCGTACTATGCGCACTAATACTCGTGGGATGTGGATCAGTGCCAAAGCATGCGATGATAGCGGACACTCATCTTTGTCCGGAAGAAACGACGATTCCAGAGAGTCTGGTGGAGCCGATCAAATACGACTTCCCGGAGATGTTGAGCGACGCCTTCAAGAAATCGGAGAGCTCGCCGGAGAAACAGTGATTAAATACAATGCTTGTGCAAATAAGCTCAGGTCGGTGGCAAAGGTAGTCCCTAACAAATAA